GTTACCATCTGCTGAAAAATCTGTGATGCCTCGATATACGAGAATTCCACCTTCAGTCTTTTGAATCTCCTGGAGGTCGGCAATAGTGGCAACTGTCTTAGGCTTTCCTGTAAAGCCTTGGCGCTCAGCAATAATCTTCAAGCCATTATCACCATAACTTCTGCCAGCATCCAACTCAGCCTGTTTCATTTCTTCAATAATGTCTTGAGTTTCCTGGTTCGGCGCATCGCCATCATAAAAGACTGAATCCAATTCAGCCGTAATATCAACCCCAGCGCCGCCGCCTGACCATGAGCCATGGGTGCGTTGGTCGTGCTGACCCTGAAGATGCTTTGCGAACTCCTCGGCAACTTCCCAATATCCTCGGGCAAGGATTGATTCAACTGGCATGGTCTGGTATTGCTTTCCGTTTGGACGGATTACATAGCCATAAACAATTTCTTTATCTTCGCGTTCGTAAACTAACTTTGAGCCATCGGCTTGAGTGTATAGAACTTGCATTATGAACCTGCCCTTGCACTCACGGGGATGTTTAGACCTTTGGCTTCAACCATAGCCTTGATTGCATCAACTCTACCTGCTGGGGCATAGATATGAGAAATATCTGAAACCTTAACTCCTCCGTGAATCTGCGCTTCAATGTAACCTGCTGTTGGGTTTCCATTTAGATGATAAACGGCTCCAGCCGCATAAAGACCCATATTTGTTAATGCTGGCTTTGGATTATTTATGCCATCTGCCATAACACCTGTACGCAAAGAATCGCCTACCGTGACCGTTGTTCTGCCCCTAACTTCTGGCTTTAGGGTAAAGCGAATTTCTCCATACTGGTCAGCCTCATAATTATTTATGCTCGTTATATTCTGCCAGTCTAATTCTCTGCGAACATCATTTTTATCAGCCCAACTTCCCTCAACGGCATTTTGAGCATCTGTTGTGCTTTGATATGTATGAACCGCTGAATTATCTGTAAGGAAACCATAAACGGGGCGCTCGGCTAGTTTAGTTCCAGCGGGTGTCGCCGTAGCCATTCCTTCACCAACTTTGCGAACTCCAGTATCTAACATACCGCCAGATGTTCTGGTTTCAAATTGGTTCTTATACCGACCATCATTAAGAATTGATTCAAATGCCGCTTCTAGTGTAGCCATGGTTACGGTTCCATTTTGCATAACGCTAAGGACCTTCTCCTCAGCAAACTTTAATCCCTTTTCCATTTGTTCTGCCTGTAAAGCGTAATCTTCAGCCCATTCTTCATTAGGGTCTTTTGATTTTTCTTTATATTTTGCAATAAGTTCTTCGTACTGAGCCTTTTCCTTCTCTCGGTTTATTGAAAACTGAACTCGACCTAAATCAATACGGGCTTGGAGCGTGGCTGTATTTTTGCCTAATCCAGCCTCTTGATAGCGGCGTATAAGTCTGCCCTTTAACTTCTCGTAATCTAAATCAGATTGATAGCCATATCCAGTAAGGGTTTCTGCAAGGTCATTATCTGGACCCATAATTTCCTGAAATAGAGCCTTGCTTGCTTCAATCTCTTTTTCAGTATTCTGTGAAAGGTATCCAATATCTGACCCACCAGTAGCCCATGAGCCATGGTCTTTTTGGTCATGCCCACCAGGGAGATGCTTCTCAACTGGTCGTGTAATTTCAATTCCATCTAAGGATGTCGTTTTGAATTTACTCATCATCCATCCTTTGAAATACGGCTATCTCGGCTTCCATGCCTACATCTCTTTTATACCCTATGAATTTTAGCGGTGTACTGCGCGGTAACAAAACCTCGCGCTCTAGTGAAGAATTTGGAATCCCAGTAGCGAAGTCCTGGACTGCGTTCTTAAAGGAATCTACCGCTAATCCTTTGCCACTCTTAGTAGCATTAGGGAGGATGATGGCTACGATGTCCTCGCTATCGGCGATTAGACCAATGGAATCTCGAACATCCTTGTAGTTCTCATCTGTTAAATCAACTCGGGTAGTTGATAGGAAGCCCTTATCGGTCATAATCGCTCCCTCCTCTAATCCACTCAATACGGTTCTTTCATATACGCGGTAGAGGTTTGTATCTCCAAAACTTACAGGCGCGCCTTCAATAACTTTATCAAGTTGGTCAATAGTGTCCTGGGTTGTACTCACCCCTGGGGAAGTGCCACGCAAAAGACCGTTTACCTGTCGGAATCCATCACCGCTATATTTATTTACAGCCTCGATTTCTTCCATGGTGACCCCGACAGGCTCTTTTGGAGCAGATGTAGTTATGCCATAACGGTCGAAGTATTCATTCTGTAAATCTTCTTCTTGTAGTTCTTCGTTGAAATTACCGTCTGCCCAGTTTCCGTGGCTGGACTGGTCATGCTCTCCATGCTTGAGAACATCGCGGCTGCTATGTTTTTGAACTGCTGTGCCAATATCGGCTTTATTAACGGTTAATTTACTGCCGTTAAATAGAACTGTTTCTCCGTATGTAGTAAATCCGTCATAGCCTTTAGCAGCCCAATAAACATTACGCATATCTGAAATAGAAAGGTTATCCATCTTGCCAGCGCGAATCTGAGTTTCGATTCTGCTCAAATCTATAAAATCAGATGTTGTTGTATTGCGAGTTCTTGCACTTGGATTTTCGTAACTAACTTCAAAAGCACTATCCCAGGCAGTTTCACCTTTGACCATTTTTGCGCTTGAATCTAATTTCAAGCCCATCAAAGTTCCATAATTGGATGCCACGCTTTTTTCTTCAGCGAGATATATCCCTTGACCCCATGTTTGAAATTCTGTAAATTTAATCTTTCCATCGAGAAGTCGCTGAGCATCTCTACTCACATCTGGCACTCCGCGGTAATGAGTAATCTCATCTTCTGAAAGGTTAGCGACTGAAGGCTTCATGCTCTTGCCTAGGCGCTTAGCCACTTTATGAAACATCTCATCAACTGTTTTAGAGTTGTAGATAACACCACGAATTTCATCGTCCGATAATTCGCTGACTGAGTTTTGAGAGCCATCAGCCCAATTTCCATGCGAACTCTGGTCATGCTCTTGGTGTTTTAGAACTGGCACCAATCCAGGAGCAAACTTGATTACCTTCACTTTGTACCTCGCTCTGGAGGAATGATAACGAAGGTGCAACGGCAATTAGGATGCACAATAGGCTTTTCCAGCCCGATAGAGAACAGTCCGTTCCAAGGTACAACCTGACCATCCAACGGGGCGCAAATGTCGCAGGTGCGCTCGTCTGGGGCTGTAATCCACATCTTCATGGATGCTGGGTCAATATAACCCTCAGCATCGGCTTGGCGATAGCCCTCCATGCGACCCTCGTTCTGGGCTATCTGAATCTCTGTACGGGCAATCGTCTTAGCGCGAGCGCCTCTTAAACGGTCTGCGTAGGCTGAGGCTGCTTTCTGGGAGCGCTCTAGTGCCTTAGCCTCTTTGACTCCTGCCTTGATTAGACGGTCCAACTCACGGCGTTCAAACTTGGTTACGGCATCTGCCCACTGTGGGTGAAGTCCGATGATGTTCTTAATTCGAACGGCTGTTCGCCTTACATCTATGCCCTCGTTAAATGAATCAATAATGATTTTGCGGATTGACTGACGGGTAAGGTCATCAATACTGGTCACCAACTGACCTGCGCGGCGAGCGGCGTATGCAACTGAATTAGGGTTTGTCTTATTGAAAGAAAGGCTGAAGGCAATTGGTTCTGGATTAACTCTTGCCCAATTAGGAATCTTTGTAAAGTCCATTCCAGCCATTGCTGGGGCATTGAGAACTTCTACCTTGGCAGGGATAAATGCAGGGAGAGCCAACTGAGGAGCAATATCTTTTAGCCCCTTGATTGCATCCTTGCCGCCAATATCAATCATGTTGATAATTTGATTTTCAATCTTAGCCGCATCTCCGTTGATTGAGATTGAGCGAAGTAGTCGGTCTAAGGTATCGGCATCAAGTTGAGAAATGATTCTTGCTAATTCTTCAACTTTGATTGAATCTGTGGCATTGCGGATAGCGGTGTACAAAGCGCGAGCCATTGCCGCTTCTTCAGCGGTTAATGGATTACGGGAGCCATCATTACCAGAGCCGAATCTGATAGCCATGGCTTACTCCTGGTCGCCGTCTAGCGCTTCCTGACCTTCTGGAAGGTCTAACTCATCTTCCAATGGCGCTGGGGCGAATTGGTCTGCTGGAGCGCCTGGCATTGGAGGCTGTCCTTCTCC